CAGTTCCACAAGGCATTGTACCACAGTTTGATGAATTTGGTGAAAGACAGTACACAAGACCAGACGGTACACAAGTTTTAGAGAAAAAGTCTGGTGACTCTGTAATTACTCAGATTAAACCAAAAGGTTCTGATACTTGGCAAACTGATGGAACTGTAAATAAACCAACAGCAGAAACACCCAGAGGTGGTGAAGATAGAGTTCTTCCTGCTGAACGTAATGCTGCACAGGGCACTATACAGAAGCCTGCTGTACAAGCCCCCGCCCCCGGTAGGTCTTCAGCACCAGAAATGGTCCGGTCTAACCCACTAAATCTACAGGTACAGACAGAGGCAGAAGCTAACGATAATCCTATGGTAGCCGGGTTTATTGCTCCTACAGACGGTTCGTATAATCCTAATGCTGCTACCGCTGCACAGTCTGGTTCGACTTCCCCTGTAGCTACTGGTGGTCCACTAGACCTTACTAGGTACTACCAAAAGACTATGAGTGCCGAAAGTTCTGGTAACCCAAATGCTAGGGCTAAAACTTCTTCAGCTACCGGGTTATTTCAGTTTGTTGATAGAACTTGGAAAGGACTGATGAAAAGGTATCCTCAGCTTGGTCTAACACCAGAAGGAAGAACTGATCCAGCACAACAGAAAAGAGCTATGGAAGTTTTTACACAAGAAAACATTAAGTCCCTTAAGTCTGCTGGTCTTCCAGTGACCAATGGTACACTGTACCTAGCCCACTTTGCCGGTGATGGAGGTGCTAAAGCAGTTCTTCGTGCAGATTCTAAAACTCCTGTAGAAAAAATTCTAAAACCTGAAGCTATTGAGGCTAACGAATTTTTAAGAGGAAAGACTGCTGGTTGGCTTATTAGATGGGCTGAACGAAAGATGGCGTAAAAACTAAAGACAAAAAGAAACCCCCAAGGAGAAATCCAAGGGGGTTTTTCTTTACGTATTGGCGTAGGTGACAGGACTCGAACCTGCGATCACGGTTTTGGAGACCGCTGCTTTAGCCGCTAAGCTACACCTACATAATTAGTTTGTTGGGATAACGTGTTCTTCACAGATGAAACCTTGCTTGTACGGTAGCCTAGAATTATTTAGGTCTTTAGATTCAGTTACCATGTACTCAATCCCAGTACGAACACACTCGTCTAAACTGGGCATTCGTATTGTTTGCATCTGTGGTGAACCATTACTAACCATTAGAATCACTGTCAGGTATACTGCTTTGATCACTTAGTTTTTTCCTTCTAATTAGTTCTCTTTCAGCAAAAAAGACAATTTTATTTAGGTCGTATTCGGGACTAGTTCCTTCTTTATCCCCTAAACGGTAAGCAGCTTTAAAGATGTTAGCTACAGCAAAATTCATATTTTTATACTCAATTAAATCTTGTAACTCTTTAGAACCTTCTGGAAGCTCGTAATATCTGGTGGACCAACCATCACTTTTTATACCTTTGGTAGAATCTTTGCTTGTCATCTTTGGTCGTTCTCATAATCATTAGACATTTTTAATCAACTCTTTGTCTAAATCAACACCAACTCTTTTTGCTACTTCTCTTAGAAATTGCATTTTGTCTTCAATTTCACAGTCAGGTTCGTTGTTTTCTTGGTCATACTTTTTTGCTCTTTTTAAAAGCTTCATCATTTCATCAACAGTTTTTTTCAAAGAATCAAATTCTTCTCTTGTTGGGCCGGGTATGGTAATTTGTTTAACAACCCAAGGATGAATTTCTGGTACTCTTTCTCTATAGTGGTCACCAATCATAGAAACAACACACATTTTATGTCCTTTAAGTTACATCCAAAATTTCACAGAAGTGAGTAAATAAATTTCTCTTCAAGACCCACAATAACCTCCTGAAGTAATATCACAAACATCGTTCATTTCTACGTGCTCAGTTCCCAAAGTTTCAATAGCTTCTTTGTAAGAAAAAGTGGTCTACCTTATCCTCATTGTTAAGATCAGTTCCCCAAGCTGGTAGGTTAATTGTACTAGAGATAGACATATCAACGTAGTCTTGTACGTCTGCTTGAAACTTAATACGCCTCTCGTAGTCTGCTGCTAGATCAATAGCACTTTCTACTTTGTCTGGGTCAACGCCTGTACTCTGAATAATTTGTTGAGCAGCATGGTCTACATAGTTTTGATAGTGCCACTTAGTTCCTTTTAGGTATCGGCGCTTATAAGCCACTGCATATACTGGTTCAATACCTGTAGTAGTCCCTGCAAGAATACCAATAGTTCCAGTTGGTGCAATAGCTCTGTTAGCTACTGGTCTAGAAATACCTAGCCTATCTGATTCTGTTTTTGATACATGATCGCTAACACCTTTGTAAACAGACATCCAGTTACGAAGGTCATCGTTCATTTCGTATTTGTGACCTCGTTGAAGAAGCCACTCGTGTACACCCATAATACCTAAACCTAGTCGGCGGTTTTTCTCTCTTGTTTGGTAGACCTTTTCATAGGGAAGGTCAGCTTTGAGTGTACCAATAAGAAGAAATTCTGTGGCTAAAGCTACAGCAGAAGCAAATTCTTCTACAGTCTCAATTCGTGAAAGATTGATACTACCAAGATTACATACGTCTGAGTCATCACTAGAGGTTACTTCAGTACATGCGTTACGAAGAGTTTCGTTTTCTTTATCAAAGAAGTTAAAGCTAAACCCCGGCTCACCCGTCTTCATGGCCTGAGTTACATTTTTCTTAAATGTGTCACCAGAATCGTTTGTTTTCATATAGTTTAGTAACCACTTGGTATCGTAGTTTACCGAGATATTTGTCATATCTAGTGGTGCTGGGAAATCAAAATCTTGTTCTTTAATATCTTTTAAGGTTAACCCAGTGTTGCCTACTTTTAAAGCATCCCAATCCTTAACATTAAGAAAAGTTTGAATGTCCTTATGTTGCCAATTAAGTGAGGCGTAGATAGCGGACCTCCGAGAACCCCCTTGCATAACTCTTCGACCAATCTCATTGATCATCATCATCTTTGGAATAGGCCCGGACGCAAAACCACCTGTACGGGAAATAATTGCCCCGGATGGTCTATAAACAGAGTAGTCAACACCGATACCACCACCAGTCATAAGACAAGATTCAGATTTCCAAGACAGATTTGCCCAGTCTTCTCTTGTGTCTTCTTCTGCTTTTAGAAGATAGCAGTTGTTAAAAAATGCCTTGTCTCTTCCTGCATAGTAAAGATACCGACCACCGGGAATAAACTTCATGTCCCGGATAAGCTCAAAAAGCATCTGTCTTTTGTCTTTGTCCATATGGTCTTTACAAACATGCTCAACAAGAGTCTTGGACAATTCTTCCCAAGATTCAGCACCTTGGTGACGATACTTTGAATTGAAAATTGTTTCAGAAAGTTGATTCCGAAACATTGGGTTTACATTTGATTTAAAAAAAGTCACACTAAGTCCTTAATTATTACTGTAAATAGGAAGGGATACTTTACTAAAATTTTCTAAAGCTTCTTTTGCCTCTTCAATAGTTTCGTATCTACGCATTTCCTCCCAAGTAAAATAGTCTATAAATAACCCTCTAGTTTTTCTTTTTGAAAAAACTGCATAAGGAAAAATAGTGGAACGAGAAAAATCAATTTTATAACTTGGGTCAGTTTCTTTTGCTAAATTATTAGACATTAAACTTTTTAACCTTTTTCTTTAATCTTGATTCTTGTTTAAAATATTCAATCCAGCTAATAATAACTGAAAACCAACTCATTATACTAGGCCCTTAAGGTTAGGTTCTTTGTAGTTTGGTCCCTTGGACACCTTACCGTCTTCCCGGTAGATAGGTTTACCATCAGCGCCAAGCTTAGACATATTGGAGCGGTGTACTCTCATAAACGCTTCTTCAATAGGTAGGTTATAGGTTACACAGAAGCCAAAGACAACATATAGAAGGTCTGCTGTTTCCTTTAGAATGTTCCGTCTAATGGTATCTGGAATTAAGACACCATTCATAATGTACTCATCAGCCTTGGTAAACTCTTGGCCAAGCTCCCTAAACTCTTCAGCGATAAGCCTCCATCGTAGCCAAAACTCATTAGCATCTGGTTGAGCAAGGTCACGTTCAGTAGGGTGTTTGAAAGCCTTGTGAAACTCGTAGACTTTATCGTAAAAATTAGGATTGGTGTCTTCCATAAACATCTCTAGTTGTTCCGGTTGTTTAAACCGTTCAAAAGCTTCAATATCGTGTTCGTTAATCATTTGTTAACCTTTCATTTAATTGAAAAATTACAACTGGTGTTCCATTATTTGAAAAAGCTGAATAAAGAATAAATTCTCCAACTTTTACATTACTTAAAGTTGCAATGTTAAAAGTATCATCGTTATTATTTTTTGCACGAAAACTAAATTGTAAAATATCTTTTTTCCTATGTTTAATTGTTAGGTTTAGGTTATCTTCTTTGATTAGATTGTTCAATAGTGATTCTAGTTCTTTTGCTGGAAAGGAATTAATCTTCACTGCCGTCTCTTTTAGGTTGCTTTCTACGGTTAACACCTTTAGGAACTACTCTGACCTTGTTATTGTTAAGTTTACCTTTTCGATTAGCCCCAATGTGGTCAACTTCCTTGTTGTCACCCTTACGAACCTTACCGGCCTTCATAGCCTCTCGTCTGGCTGCGTTACGCTGTGCCCTACGTTTCTTTTGTTCTTCACTTTTATGATATTTATCATACTCGTCACGATAATTGCGTTCAGCCATTTTTTAAGTACCTCACTATTTTCTGAAACTCTTCTAAAGTTCCGTTTTTTAGTAAATCATTTGCTCTCCAAGACACAACAACTACATTTTCTTTAGTGTACCCTTTTGAGGGATTAATTCTGTGTAAGGAAGGTGAATTAGGTGACTTACCTTTGCCTGCTTGAAGAAAAATTGGAATACTCAAAATTGGGCAAATTTCAGGGACAACTAAATCTTCCGAATTTAAATTAAACTCTAAGTTTTTTCTTTTTGATCGGGATTTAGCACTACTAAGTAGGTATGGTATTGGGTTTTTTGTTCTAAATCTTAAATTATAGGCTGTGTAGTAATCACCCAATTCTTGTTTTTTCTTTTGTCTGTATTGTTTATTATATTCGGATCGCCCTAACCTATAGGCGTAGTCACGTGCCATTAGACCAAGTTTCCTTAGCTGAGATAATTGGATAAACACCATCGTCTGAATAAGTAATCTCAATATTAGGTGAAAAACCTTTATACTCTTTATTTTTAAAAACGTCAATCATAATTTCTGGTTCACCAACTTGTTTTAACCATCCGTCGTCGTATGAATCATACAAATCCTGAAGTTGTTTAATTAGGTCTTTGAGTAGCATTAGTTAATGCCTCCCAAGAATGGGGAAATAAAGGTTTAATAATGTCAGACCACATTTCAGCTAACTCACTGATTTCAGCTTGTGAGTTTTTATCTGAACGTAACTTATAAGCCCTAGCCCAAGCTGCAAGTGAACCAGTAACGTAGTAGGAGGTATACATAGATTGTGGAAGAACCATACGAGCCTGTTCGGGTGCCACACCAGATTTTAACATTGATACGTAAGCATCGTAACAAGTATTTAAAGCATTTTGATAAACATCTGTTGAATAAGCCTCGCTATTATGTGGAATTACTCTAACAAAACCTAATTTAACTTCTTCATCACTAGAGCCTTGCTTTTTGTTCTCAGCCCGCTTACGCCACTTAGTTGGAATAAAAAACTCAGGTTCATCATCTACATACCTACGAGATACTTCGTTGTAGGTAAATCCAACAGTGTGTTTGAACCTCTGGCGGGCTACAAAGATCGGTACTGTCTCACGCATAGTAATCATAGCGTGACTGAATGGCGTCCAATGGTTGTGCTTGGCTAGGTAGTTAACAAGTTTCTTGTCTTTATCAGGAAGAACTAAAGAAACTGGTGGAATACGTTTTGGTTCTTCGTTATTAGAAAAAGACCATCCTGAAACTTCTTCCCAGTCAGACTCTTTATCAAAGGAGACCCTAGCTGCATTAACAACTGTTAAATCATCCCCCATATGGTCAATAAGCTCAGCTTTCATTAGTCGCTACCTAATAGGAGTTCAAGCTTTAGACCATGTACTTCATCGTCTTCTACAAAAGAAATAATTAACTTATCAAATTCTAGCTTGTATGGGGCATCACGAAGATACTTGGTAAGAGCCTCAACAATGTGGTCTTCTGATAGAATCTGAAATACATTAGCCTTCGTCATCAGTAAATTCCTCTAGGTTTGTAGGACGGATTTTCTTCTCACGATGTTTCTTTTCGTCGATAACTCTCATACGAAACTCACCAACTCGGTTTTCCATAAAGTACTTCTTATGCTTATCCTGTAGGTTTTTAATTCTACGTTCAAGTGCTTTTTGTTTACTCGTCTTCATCGTCCGAGTCATCCGCGTATTCCTCTAA